TCCATACTCTGGATTCCTGATTCGTGCGCATCTTGTGCGAAATTGGCTTTCATTTCAGCCTCGTCAATTCGCGCCTGCGACTCTTCGGTCTGTTTCTTGGATTGCGCAGTGAGTGCCGCGATCTTTTCATCCGCGCTTTTCGCGGCGTTGGCTATGATCGCGTCGTGCTCTTTTTTGTAAGTCGCTTGCATTTGCGCAACGCGGCGGTCGGCCTCGCTTTCCACCTTCTGAGCTACTTGCTCAGCGGTGAACGTTTCAACTTTCTTGTCGGCTTTGTCAGTCTTTGGCGCGTCTTGTCCGTCTTTGGCCCCGGTGCTATCCGTTGCCGCGTCGTCCTTGTCGCCCTTATCCTGTGCGTCTGCCATGATCTTGGTCCTTTTCTTTTGGTGTCTTAAAACAAAAAACGCCACATCCCGGCAAATACCGGTCTGTGGCGTGACTCTCAAAAAGAAAACGCCGACGGTTAGCTTTCGCTAAACATCGGCGTGGCTCTCGTGGTGGGGAGTATGAACCTCCTCACAAGCGGGTTTCCCCGTCTCAGGTGTGGCCTATTTCTTCAACTTTGAATTGTGGTGTGAAACCATCTTGTCGATGTATTTCAAAGCCGCGTCGAGCGTCCTGCGCAAATTGCCCAAATATTGTCTTGAGGGCAACGGCATGTCCGCTCCTGTTTCTGAGTCTAACACGGGTTCCGCCAGTTTGTCAAGAGGCATGTTGGCAAGTTTCTTTTCTTCCACTTTCTCACGAAACTGCGAAGTGTAGCTTTGAGGGGTTTCCTGCTCGCTGTCGTTCGCGGGCGAAGAGGCTTTCTCCGGCTCGGTTTGGATTGCGCCGCCCACGCCCGCAGAGACTTCGGTATTCGTGTTTGCTTCGTCCTCCATGCCGCCATCAACGGCGGCGCCCTCCATCGCTGCGGGGGTTGTAGCTTTCGACGGTTCCTTGGCCGCCGCTTTCTTTTTCGGTTTCTTAGGGGTTGTCTTGCGTGATCGTACCATTATTCGCCTCCCTTGGGTTGGTTGTTTCGTTGTCTATTAGCAGTATGGTTATCCACGGCTTCTCGCCAGTTTCGCAGGGCTTGGATCTCAGTATCTCCACGCGCAAGCGGCGCGGTGAAATCATCCAATACGGCTGCGGCGTATTGATTGCCATAAGGAAGTTTCATAACGTCTGGACAATAGCCTTGATACTCCTGAAGTAGCCCCCAAAGCTCCCCTTTGGGCTTCTCAGCGGCTTTGTTGCTAAATTGCTCAACAAGCTTGTCGGCTGCCTTGCCTTTCCTCCCTCTAAAAATTGATTTCAGCGCATCAACCATATCGCGTATTTTACTCATGCTTCGTCTCCCTTGGGTTGGTCTTCCAATTGCAATCTCAAGCTCACTTAATATCTTGTCTTCCCCCGACTCCCATGAATAAACGCATCCTTCCCCAGATATAATATCAGAGGCGTCCCTAATTTCATCACACAAAGCCTCATCGTCTTTTGCAATGCATCTATGGCATGCACACCATTTCCCTATCAATACACCCTTGGATGTCTGGATAATATTCATCATGCTTCCTCCTTCGCTTCCGCCGTTTCGTCCGCCCATTCCTGGGTCAGTGGTTTCAGGAACGCCGCCTCCCGCGCATTCTTGATGTAGGTTACTGAGCATCGACATCCTACATGTTGCGGGTTTTCCATCGCACCACTGACGAACGCTTCCTTTATTGGTATCGGCCCTTGCGCCTCATTGGCTTGGCATTCGTCCGACACGCGCCTGTCACCGGAGCTTTGCCATATCTTAAACTGGTCGCCATTTTTTTCCGCATCCAGCCGCTCGCCTTTGCTCAATGCAATAGCCGTCTCCGTTCGCGCAATAGTGGTGCGCCGATCTCGCAGCAGGCTTTGGAACTTCGCCTCTACGCTGGCCGTTATCCGCGCATCCGACAGGTCGCTGGCCTCCGCCTCCGCCACGAATTTCAGAAACGTCTTCGCCCTCGGCGCGTCCAGCCCTTGCACTTGGTCTAGGCGCGTGGCTATCTGTCGCGGCCCTAAGCCCTCCAGGAGGCCATCTGATATCGTCTGTCCCATGCTGGCAAGGTTACTGGCGGCAACAGTGCGTAGAAGCGAGTCTGCCGCCGTCACAGCCAAGTCCTCGGCGGCCACCAACACGTCAGCGCCCACCACGCCGGTTAGTTGGCTCTGGATCGCCGTGTAGTACTGCTCCACGATTGCGGCCCGTTGCGCGTCGTTCTGTGTGAAGAGGTAGGCGGATAGCGCGTCCACGTCAGCCTGCTCAAACAGGTCAAGCGCGGCCACCATTTCAGCGAGTTCCGCTTGGGTCAGTTCAGCCATTAGTTGTCATTCCTACGCGCCACAGTGCGGGCCAGTATCCCTGTCCGCGCAATCTCTCCCGCAATATCTGGCGTTTGAACCACACCCTCAAACGCAGGTTGCACGTCACTGGCCGATGGGGGAACGCCAGCGCGGGCTTGTGGAGCCGGGGTGCCCACGACATTCGCCGCCATGTCTTTCTCAAGCTCTTCAAGTTCCGCCTCTGTGACCCCTTCCTTGCGAAGCAAAGTCTTGAGCGGATACCCTGCCTGGGTATTAAGCACCAGCGTCCGCGCCTTGGTCTCGGGCTGCATCGTGTGCGGATCTTTCCACACCACGTCGATCAAGTCCTTGTCTGCCGCCGTCTCTTTGATTTTGAGCGCGAACGCCATCGCATCCACCCATGCGCGTTCAAGGTCTACTTCGTAGTTTTCCACCTTGGCCACGAGCGGCCCATCCTTCACACGCAATGCTTCCCCACTTAATGCACTGCCTGCGCTGCCTGCGCTGCCCTTGAACACATAAAGGGGTGTGCCTGATTGAGAGCTCAGAGATTCCTCCATGCTTTCAATGGGTTTCAGGTAGGCGTTTGGATCTCCTGAATCAAACGTGCCGAACGCGGACGCTTGATCGCCTTGAGCGCTTGGCGGAATCTTTACCATTGTACCTGGGCTGACTTTTGTCTTTCCGTCCGCAAAGTTTCCAATCGCCCACCGCTGCGGCCATCCTGTGTACTCTGCCGACACCATCATATCGTTGAGGAGTTTGTTGATCGCGTCTTGCAACGAAATCACACCCCGCGTCAAATCGCCCACAGGTTCCCGGTCAGTTAGCCGGAATTGAAACAGCGGGATTGTCTCGAACTTGTTGTCATCGGTTTCGCCGAGCTCGAATCCGCCGCCGTCGGAGTTCGGCGCTTTGGATGCGGAGTAATGCTCAATGCGGTCCGTGTAGTAGAGGTTCAGGCGCCACACCTCGCCCGCAGGACCATGTTCAATCCAACGTTTGCAACCTAAGCGCGGCGTGTATGGATCGGCGCCCTCATAAAAAACGTGTGCCTGGGAAGCGGCTTGGCAAAACGCTTTCACGTCGCCCTCTTCATCCGGCCACACCATGAGATAGCCTTCGCCTGTCACCAAGACAGATTGATGGATCTTTGTCATAGAGCGACTAAACACGTCTTTCCAGATTGTCCCGATTTCGTCCCGGATTGTGTCATCCTTGGGGTACTTCCACGCATCCACGGCGATCCGGTTCTGCGTGGTGTCAACCACCACAATGCACTCGTTGCGGACGAACACAGCGCCTTTTTTAACCACTTCGCTGAACTTGTCGTTTGTCCAAGCTAGGGGCTGGTCGCCGTCGTAATAGTTCCACAGCATGGAGTTTTTGCTGCTTTTCGCGTTCATTGTGTCCACGCAAAGCGCAACGTCTGAATTTTGATGGGCCATTGGTCTATCCTTTTATTCGGCAGAATTCTTTTTTCTTCCGAGAATCTTATAACGCTTATTCTGCCAGTCAATTGCTAACTGATATTCCCCTGGAGGCAAACTCGGCCTTTCGTCAAGTGCCATCCATTCTGTCTGGTGCTCGATGTTTCGGTGCGCCACTCGTTGCGGCACTCGTTGCGGCGCCTCCGGTTCTGTGGGGGCAATGTCTTGAGGCACAGGCTCAACCGCTTTCGCAACCGGCACCACCGCGCCAAGCCCTAACGCGGCCATGCAGCTTTGGATGAATGTTCTGCGTTTCATGATTCATCGATCTCCTTTTGGTGCCATTGCGTCAATTTTGTTTTCGATTGTTTCTGCGTCTTGTCCGCTCATATCATTCCTCCTCAATCGCAAACCATCGGCTGTGGAGACCGTTGGTGCAATTCCAATATTGCGTACACAAACCAGTCGAGCCTGTTCGGGCTTGCGCCGTAGCCCTCGTAGTTGCAAAGCTCATCTTCAAGTTCGGGAAACACGCCGACATGATGTATCCGGTGCTGCTCTGACAGCGTGGCCACCGGCTCAGCGCGAACAAGTTTGCCTCGGCTGGCGTGAATACCTCTACATGGTACGGTAGCATCTGCCGTTTTAATTGTCAATCTCACCATTTCGCCGCCCTGGTTTGTTTCGTAGACCATCGCGTCCGCTTTGTGCTTGTGGTATAGCGCACACGCCGCCCGCGCCCAGGTCAACGGGGAGCCTTGAAGCGAGTCGTCATCCAGCACATAGTAGTCGCCATCCACGCCTTTGCCTGCCGCGCCTATGCCCGCCTCGTCGCCCTCCGTGGTGCAGGACGGGTCTATCGCAACCACGATGCGCACAAGCTCGGGCAACTTGTCTTTGGTGATGCGGTCCCGGTCAATCTGACTCCGCTTCCAGAGCGCGGTGTCTGAATCCTCCAGATACTTGCCCTCCAGAAACCGCATGCGCTTGCGCCGTGGCAGGCTGCCGAGCCGGTTCTCGATGTAGC